CTAGTAACAGCATTTGGCAACGGGACACACCTTAATGAGCACAACAAGGGCTACTGTTGTGAGAACACAGGCCTAATGCTACCAATCACCTTCATCGAAATCAAATCAGCAAACACCATCGCCGAAAGCACCCTCATCAGATCATGCATATCACAATTATTGGCCTCGGCGGAGCAGGCCACCACATCGCAACCGCACTATATCACCAGAATCACAACCTCCATCTCATCGACCCTGATGAATACGAGCCCCGCAACTCCACCCGACAACCCTTGGCTCTCCTCTACAAGGGGCACAAGGTCGAGGCACACAAATCGATGTTCGATGAGTTCACTCTCCGAAAAATCCATGGACCTAAAATCACCACGAGCACCGAGTGGGTCACAAAAGACACATCGCTAGCGCTCACGGATCTAGTAATCGCAGCAGTTGACAACAACAAGGCCAGAAATGCCTGCCGCGAACTTGCGATGGCCATGGATACACCCTTAGTCATCGCGGCTAACGAATCCATCGACTCTGAAGCAAACCTCCTGCTGCCCCATTGGCAGAACACCAAGCTCGACCCTTGGGTAGAATACCCAGCATTATGGGACGAGGAAGTCAAAGCGGTCGTTCGCTGCACCGACGATGCTCACATCGAAGAAGAGCCGCAAACACCAATGGCAAACTGGATGGCAGCAACTGGAGCGCTCTTTATCATCAGCGCCCTGGTCAAAAACCATCTGGAGGTCGGACCCTTCGACCCATGCAGAACCATCACAACAGCCAACCGCTGGACGGTCAAACGCCCAGCCGACATCCTTCCAGAACATGAACTTCCCACAAAAGATTGAAGGCTTAATAAACGCGGCACCCGACCTAATGACAAGCTACGAACTCATCATCAACGAGGTTGTGGCAACTGGACAACCGATCAAGTATCCAGAAAAAAGACCAACCACCAAAGCACAATGGACCACATGGCTGAAACCCTACTTCAAAATGCCAAAAGTGCCCAACGTGCGAATCACGGGACCGCAAACAGCATCGATCAACAAAGATTTGTTATTCCTAATCCGGCTAGAACTGCTACTCGACCAGCTAAACCCAAATCAGCAAATAACGCCAGATCTATGGGCTCCGCTCGCCGAGCTGAGACCAGAGTTCTGTATTTCGGTCGGTTACGATGATCGGGCCAAAATCCCGACATTGGTAGAAGTTCGCACCGTTATGCGTTACGACCCCAGAAGAGGAACAGCCACACCCGACAGCGTGCACCTCATAAACCGCAATCTAGTAGGCGTGGTCAGAGGGCTTTGCCCAAGAACAGCCCCTACCGCAGCGGAAGTGAGGGCAGCAGTTAATGTTAACCTCGTGGAACTAGCGCAAGCAGTCTCCAGAAAACAACTCTTCCCAGCGGTCACAAACGAACACGTCAGTATGACCATCAACAACTTGGCATACGGAGCCCAAATCACAACCACGCTCAGCCCAATGGAGCAAGTTGTGAACACAATCAAGACAATGAGGCACTCAACCAACACGCAATACAAAATCACATGCTCAGAACCCATAGCAAAAGAGCTAGGATTCAAAAAAGCGGAATTCAATAACGACTACGTCACCGTGACCACAACCACAAACGAACACGGTGTCTATAAAATCGGAGCACGCCATCGATGGATGGACGTGCCCCATCCAAAAGACAACGACGACGAAGACAACGACGAAGACAACCACGAAGACAACCACGAAGACAACCACGAAGACAACGACGAAGACAACCACGAAGACAACGACGAAGACAACGACGAAGACAACGACGAACACGAAGCCAACAACCTCCTCGGCGACTAAACAAAATGCCCCGCACCAAACACCATTCATGAACACGCTCATCACAGGGACAAAAGTCCCAATCTTAACACCAAAAGAAACGCCCCTCGGCATAGTGTATGTCGAAACAGGCCTTTTCACAGAAGCACCGCCCTCCATCTTCGCTCCGGGGCTCAAAAAAATCCCCTTCGGGCTGTGGGAACGCATCGTGTCATTCATGATGTGGTCCCAAGACGAACATGGAGAAGAAGCAATGATCCACGGCTTCTACAATGCGAAATCAACCAAAGAACCATGGATCATGACTCCACCTCACCAATGGCCATCAGGGATGACGGTCAACGCGAATGGAGGAACCGCCGAGCTCAGGGAAGCTACAGCCGCCGAAGAAGCGGCACTACGCCAAGCAGGTTATGAGCTCCGATTCACCCTGCACCATCACTGCAAAGCTGCTGCCGGTCAAAGCGGCACAGACAAAGATGATGAGCACGCCAAGCCCACCGGATTCCACGTCACCCTGGGCGGACTCGACAAAGCAACACTGTCCGTCCATCACCGCCTCGTCATCCGTGTCCCTGCTATCGTTGATGAGGAGAAGCAGGAAATCATCAAGGCGTCGCAAACCATCCAGATCCCTGGAAGCATCACAGACTTCATCGAGACCCCTCTAAAGGGGTTGACCTCGCTCTACAACTTCTGCAAAGTTGCCGCTGAGGAATACTTCAAGGTGCCACACAGGAAGGGATTTCCAACCGAGTGGAAAGAACGGATTCATATCCGCCCAAAATTCAGCGTGGTGGCCGGAGGAGCCGAGAGCTACCAAGCAACGCTCCAGACGGCTACGGGGCTGAGGAACATCACAACCCAAGAACTGGTCGCGATGATCGGGCTAATCAAACGTTTTGGAGAAAAAAAGGCCGGAGAGGTCTATCGAAGAAACGATGACGTGCCTGAGATCAGCACTTGGCCAGTAGGAATGGCGAAACAGCAACAACGCCCATTCTACGATGCTGCCTACCGAATCGCCGACGCGACCTGGAACATGGACATCTCAGGGCTAACAATCACAGACCTGTGCAAAATCAGCCAAGAGTTCGCCAGAACCCGGACAAGACCCACAGAGCGGCCATCGAAACAGGTAGCAAACCAGTCGATGCACCAAATCGACTTCGATGACCAAGAGCAAGCCGAAGCATGGTATCAACACCACTACGGTCCATCCCATCACGGCATGTAAACAATCACGAGCTGGCACCTCCCGAACTGCCAAAAACAAACACAAACACAACACGTCAGAAAACAAGAAATCGATCGTATGAACAAACTCATTGCATCCCTCACCCAGAGCTCAACCAACATCCGGTTCACCCGCGCTGCCAACTTGGCAGACCGCATCCTGAACTCCCAAGCAAATCTCGTCGCTGGCTACAGGGCCCGCGTCCTGGACCTTGAGAATCAGTTGGCCGAAATCGTGGACCTCGGTCCCGACCAGACCACCAGCCTGAAGGTTGCGGGTGAAAACTTCAACCCAGGAGCGTTCGTGAGCCGCATCCAGGAACTCCGCATCGCCCTGCGCGACGCCAAAGAGAACCTGGCCATCGCCTACGAAACCCAGCGCGAATGGGAAACCGCTGCCGGTCCACAGGAAGCCGGAGCACCCGCCGAGCCGATCCCACAGATCTAATCGGAACCGTCACACAAACCCAGCACTGCCTCGAAAGGGGCGGTGCTCTTCTTATGTTACCCACCATGAACGAAATCCAATCACTAATAACACGATCATTGATGACCCCAGCCGAACTAGCGGAAACGTATGGAGCATCCACAGCCACATGGGTCAAGCTCCGCCGCGGAAGCAATCCGCAAAACGCAACGGTGTTCGCAGCAATCAGAAAGCTACGAGATGCCGTCAATGCGAACAAGCCAGCGACCACCAAACCCGAAGCGCCCAAAACATGGACGCCAGAGGACACCAAACGGCTCAAAACCACCATTGAGAGCTACACAATCCGTCAACTCACCACCCTGGGAAACATCAGCAACGCGACCATCTGGCAATACCAGCAATGGAAATACGACCTCTCAACAAGAAGCCTGATGGTCCAATTCCGCGCCAAACAATTCCTGAATGAAGTCGAAGCAGGAATCAAAGCCAACAACATCCAACCAAAAGAGCCGACACTCACCTGGAAAGTGCGGGCAGCAACAACACCTACTCCAGCCAAGCACCCACAAGATCCCGTCCAAACAACCGTAAAGCTCAATCAGTTTATGGGATATGAGGGGATCATGAACAAATTGGCCACAATCGAGGCCAAGATCAATGCTCTCGCTGAAGCTTGGAAATGAACCAAAAAGGGCGTAGCAAGTCGCTACGCCCTCTGCTCCAATTCTACAACACCCTCAAACTCGGAGATCTATGACCCAGGAACAACAACGACAAGCCTTGGCTAAAGCATTCCCAAACAAGCTCCAAGAAAAACAGCACCTGTGGTTCTGGACAAACAAACACCACATCTGGATAACGTGCCTCGCAAACGATCCGCTAAGGGACCTCAACCTCATGTTTGAACTCGAAAAAAGTTTAGACTGGAAACAAATGGGTGAATACTGCACAAGGCTCGACGAAATGGATGACAACTCCCACGGAATCCACACAACTGCCGCCCACCGGGCAAAAGCACTCATCGCAACCCTCAAACTAGAACCTTGACCAACAAAACACGCCCCACTGGCAACGGTGGGGCGTTTTTTCATGTCACTGAACCACGCGCCACGCTCAACACGCCCACAAAATCTCGCACCTTAGGCGGCGCACGCAACTTCGTCGGCGCTTGGAATCGTCACCTTCGTCGGCGCATCCCCGGCGCTGGCACACCTGCCAAAAACCCATCATCACATTGACAAAGTTCTTTTCATGGACTATCATGAGAGACTATGGAAGAGCAGCAAGCAATCGATCAAATTTTCAACCTCACCTGGACTGAACACAAGGCCCTGGTGAGGAAGAGTCATGCGGACCCTGGGCACCTATTGGCGGACGTTCAAGCTTACATGGCGTCTGCACCTGCCAACATATCGGAGATCTGGAAGGAGCATAAGCACGTAATTCACGGGCTCCGGGTGTTCCCGGCGCGAATCCATGGCTCAGTCCACATGCTATCCCTGGACGACCCGAAGACTTTGCTTGCCACCTACAAGGCAACGGCACTTTCTCGTGCTGCTGCATCCTCCTTCGAGGTTCCTGCGCCTCCTGGGCTATCATACCTGCCATTTCAGAGGGCTGGGATCGAATATGCCTCCCACAGGGACCACACCCTTATTGCTGACGAGATGGGCCTGGGGAAGACCATTCAGGCGATTGGGTTCTGCAACCTTCTCAGGGGCGTTCGTGAGGTCATCCTTGTAGTTCCTGCATACCTGAAGCTCAACTGGAAGGTTGAAATCGAGAAGTGGTTCATTGGGGAAGCGTCGGTTGTGATCGTCAACGCCCAGGATGAATTCCCGGCACCCCCTAGACAAGGGCGCACTCAGTTCACGGTGATCAACTATGACATCCTTCACCGTTACAACGTGAGCCGCACGTTTGATGTCGGCATCCTGGACGAGGCGCACTTTTGCAAGAACATGGAGACGAAGAGGACCAAGGCTGTGATGGCCCTGAACGTCAAAAGGTGGATGATGCTAACCGGGACTCCGGCGCTCAATCGACCCATCGAGCTATACCCTTTGATCAAGCTTGGGGCGGGATCAAGGGCACCATCGCTCAACAAGTTTGCCAAAACCTTCTGCGGCGCAAAAAAGAATGGGTTTGGCACGGACAACCGGGGCTGCACCAACCCCATCAAGCTTCAGCAGTTCCTGCGCTCTACCTTCATGATTCGGAGGCTGAAGAGTCAGGTGTTGAAGGAGCTTCCGCCAAAGAGGCGGCAAGTGATCGAGTTGCCTCCTACATCTGAAATCAAGATGGCCTTGGATATGGAGAGGGAGGCATGGGCACCCCATGAGGATACCCTTATCGACATCAAGATTCGGATGGACGATGCCGCCATTGCTGATGATGACGAGGCGTTCATGGAGTTGGCTTCCGCTATGCAGAAGGAGTTCTCCATCGCCTTCCATGAAATGGCGAAGGCGCGAGTCATGCTGTCTGAACTGAAGGCTCCAATTATCGCCTCCCACGCCAGGGAGTTCTTGGACAGTGCCGAGATAAAGAAGCTGATCGTCTTCTTCTACCACAAGGAGGCCTGCCGTATCTTTGCGGAGGCGTTGAAGGACCTTGGCTCAGTGATGATTACAGGGGATGTTCCAATGGAGCAGAGGCATGAGCTTGTAACTCGCTTCCAAACCGACCCGTCCTGCCAAGTAATCGTTGGCACAATCGGCGCTATGGGCACTGGTGTCACCCTGCACGCCGCTGACACGGTCATCATGGGTGAACTCGACTGGAGGCCTGGGATCATCGCTCAGGCGGAAGATAGGTCGCACCGTATTGGCCAAAAGCGGTCGGTGCTCTGCCAATATTTCCTCTTCGAGGACTCCGTGGACTCCAAGATGATCGGCGACATCATCGCGAAGATGGAGATTCTTTCGAGGATTCTGGATTGCGCCGACAAGACTGATGCACCTGTCACCCCCCAGGGGGAGCGGAAGACACCCCCTAGAAAGAGGCGTTCTGTCGTCGGCGCACCCTTGACAAAAGAGCTTGGGGAGCTTGTCCTTGAGGGCATAAAGATGCTCGCCGGGTCTGACAAGGACATGGCCAGGACGAGGAATAATGCTGGGTTTTCCAAGTTCGACACATACACCGGGCACCGATTGGCGGCGAAGGATTCGCTCAGCAAGAAGGAGGCGGAATTTGGGCGGGACCTGCTGTGGAAATATCGGCGGCAACTCGACCAGGGGACGTTCAGAATTCTCTGGCCTGACGTGCAAATCGATTGACAAATAGTTTGCATGTGTTACATGGCATGATGGTGATCAACCTATACATAGCTTTGGCATCCGGCCTTAGCCTCAACCAGATTGCTATTCTGGGCATCCTTCGGAACGAAAAGGCTTCCTCGAAGGATATTTCCCTGAAGCTGGGCGTCTCGCACCAGCTTGGGGGATTCCATATCCGCAAGCTGATCGACCTTGGCCTCCTGAAATCCAGCGGGAAACTCCCTGGGACCAATGAGCGCACTATCTCCCTTTCTGCGGATGGGAAAAAAATGATCGGAAAAATCATTTCTTCCAAAGATACCCCTTGACGTTTTTGCCGAATACCGGAAGATGACGGCAACCAAATAGGTTTGCTTCGTTGGGCGGAGTGATCCGCGCTACTTGCAAACCGCAACTGAGCCGACTAAGCCCAACTTAGTCGGCTCTTTTGTGTTCGGAGATCTTCCCTCCGGCAGAAGTCAGTAGCGACCCTGAGTGGGCAACGCGGGCTGGCGGGATTAAACGGTGTCCCCGGATAGGGTTCAGGGGACGTAATTTCTCGCCCGTCTCTACAGAGAGACGGGGGCCTCTTCCAGCCGTCAACCGCTCTTCAATGAGAGTAACCGTAGCGGGGCTGGATTG